GAGTTCAACGACAAGCACGGTGTTGAAGTAACTTTTATTGACTCGGCAGCTGCACAGTTTGCTAGTGATTTAGCCTACCTATACAACATTTCAACCACCAAAGCCAAAAAAGATGTGCTGCCTGGCATTGCTTATGTGCAAACCTTATTACAGCAAGGCAGATTAAAGGTAGCTCCGCACTGCACTCATGTACGGGCTATGTTTGATCAATATCGTTGGGATCAACGCGAGGGTCTCCAACGTGAACGTCCTATGCATGATGAATATAGTCACATGGCTGATGCAGTCCGCTATGCACTGTACACCTATACGGTGTAATGGCTAACAAAATTTATGCATTGACATTTTGTTGCTGTAGTGCTATAATACTAGGTAATTGTGGAGTAGTTTATTCCACTTGGAGAATAAAATGGATAAAACAGAATACGAAGCGATGCTAAAAGCGGCATTTGCCTCAGAATTTTCGTTCTTTTTGAAGGCCGCTGGCTTTCACTGGAACGTTGAAGGCAGTTTGTTTCCGCAGTATCACGAACTGTTTGGTAAGATTTACTCAGAAGTTTACGGATCTATTGATCAGTTTGCTGAAGAGCTTCGCGCTTGTCGCATTTATGCACCTGCCAGCTTTGAAGTGTTTGATGAGATTTCAGCAGTTGAGTGTCAAAACGAGGTGCCCAACGGCATGCAAATGACACAAGAACTTTTAGCTGACTCAGATTTAATGGCTGAAATTTTACGTGCAGCTTATACCGCTGCTGACGCAATGGGTGATTTTGGTTTGGCTAACTTTTTAGCTGATCGTCAAGATGCACACCGCAAACATTCGTGGATGTTACGCTCTACCCTGAAATAATGGCAAAGAATACAAATAAGCGAATTCCTGTAAAGTGGGTTCGCGATAGGGCTAAAGCAGCCTATGAAAAGAAAGATCGGTGCTTTATCTGTGGAACTAACGCAGATTTAGAACTACACCACCTACACTCAGTTACAATACTCCTAGATAAATGGGCTGAAGCCAAGGGTTATGATATTTCAACAGACGCAGGTATTTTAGCTGTTAGGGATGAGTTTATTGAAGAGCACCGAGTAGAGTTATATGACCAAGTTTACACCCTTTGTAATCGTCATCATGTAGCGCTGCACAGTGTTTACGGTAAAGCTCCTCGCCCTGGTTCGGAGCCTAAACAGGCTCACTGGATTGAAACACAGCGTGCAAAATATACTGGCGAGGCTGTTGAAACAGTTGTAGTTCCTAAAAAGAGCTTTGGTAGTTTTTTCTCTGAGTTCATTTAAGGGAAATAACTATGGCATGGTTAGAAAATACACGTAGCTGGATTTCAGAAAAACTGAATCCGGCTCAAACTCGTATCGCTCAAGAAGCAGGTACACAAGTTGGTACACAATCAAAGATTACTTACCAACAAGCGTTTCAAAAATTAGAATCGGTTAATCGTTCGGTAAGTATGCTGGTTAATGCTGCGACTTCACTGGACTATGACGTAAAAGACAAGATCAATGAAGGTATTGTAGCTGGAATTCGTCAAAAGTCGCTTAATACACTTTTAAATTTTCGTCCTAACCCCTACCAATCAACGCAAGAATTTCGTCAGTCAATTTTCACAGACTTGATTTTGGAAGGTAACGTATTCATCCACTTTGATGGCGTGTTTATGTACCACCTGCCTGCACAGAATGTTGAAATTTTAACTGATACCAAAACGTTTATTCGCGGATATCGCTATAACGGAATGGTTGAGTTTAAAGAAACAGAAGTATTCCACTTCCGTGATTTGAATTCGCACTCAATCTATCGCGGAGCTAGTCGACTAGAAGCTGCTCAGCGTAGCATTGCTACATTATATGCAATGAAAGACTTCCAAGAAAACTTCTTTGATAACGGAGCAGTTTTTGGTTTAGTTTTAACTAGTGAAAATACTCTTTCACAAGTTGCAAAAGAAAAAACAATACAATACTGGTTACAGAAATATTCAACTAAAAGCGGAGGCAAGCGTCCAGTTATCTTAGATAGCGGATTAAAGCCTGCACAAGTATCAAATCAAAACTTCAAAGATATGGACTTTGATCAATCGATCAAAACCCATAACGAATTAATTATGCAATGTATAGGCGTCCCACCTATTTTATTGGCGGGTGGAAATAACGCTAATATTTCACCTAATTTACGATTATTCTATTTAGAAACAGTAATGCCAGTTGTTCGCAAATTTACTTCAAGTTTAGAACGATACTTTGGATATGACATTGAAGCAATTACTGCTTCCGTGTCAGCACTGCAACCAGAATTAAAAGATATTGCTGCCTATCATTCGACCTTAGTCAATGCAGGCATCATTACAGCTAATGAAGCAAGAAAAGAATTACGTTATGAAACACTTGATGGTCATGACGAAATAAGAATACCCGCCAATATTGCGGGTTCGGCTGCTGATCCGTCGAAAGGTGGTAGGCCCACAGATAATCAGCAATAAAGGGGTAATATGGTAGATAAAAGTAAAGTACTGTTTTTAAACAGTTCATTTATCAAGAGTACTGCCACCGACGGGAAAACAGCCAGTATAACAATTGAGGGGTACGCAAGTACTACCGATATTGATAGACAGGGCGATGTAGTTCCTGCAAGCGTTTGGGAAAAAGGTATTCAAAATTACTTGAAGAATCCAGTAATTTTAGCATACCATGACCATAGCGAGCCCGTTGGTAGGATGGTAGAACATAAAATTGACAGCAAAGGGTTGTGGATTAAAGCCAGAATCTCTTCGGCAGCCACTGAAGTGTTCAATCTTGTAAAAGACGGCGTTTTAACGGCGTTTAGTATCGGATTCCGAATCGTAGATGCGGAGTACAATTCAGCTGCAGAGCTGTTTGTGGTAAAGGAATTGGAACTACATGAAATTTCTGTAGTATCAGTGCCAGCTAATCAAAATACACTATTTAGTCTTTCTAAGGCGTTTGATACAGCCGAAGAATTTAAATCTTTCAAAATGCAGTTTGCACCCAACAGCGAATCAGCTAAAGGGCTAGAATCCTCAACGGAAGCAAGCAGCGAAGTCAAAAAGGAAATGGAAATGGATCCAAAACAATTAGAACAAATGTTAGCTGATGCAGCTAGCAAAGCGGCTGAGCAAACTGCAAAAGCCATCGCTGAAAAGCAAGAAAAAGCTGCTGCTGAAAAAGCTGCTGCTGAAAAAGCCGAAGCTGAATTAGATGCACGCGTTAAAGCCGCTGTTGCTTCTATCTCTACTGGTGACACAGGTGCTGAGCGCTTGATCGCTGAAGTTGAAAAGCGCTTGGAAAAGGCTGAAGAGTCTAGCAAGGCTGTTATCGCTGGTTTAGAAGCTACTCTCAAAGAGAAAGCTGCTGAAATCGAAGCAATCACAAAATCTAAAATGTCTTTCTCTGACGCTAAAGACGGTATGTCTTATGCTGACAAAGAAAAGGCTGTTTTGTTAGCTAAAATGGCTGGCAAATCTTTAGACGGTACAAAAACTGGTCGTGAATTAGTACAAAAGTACGGTGCTCACGTTCCTTCAGCTACATGGGAAACAGAAGTTTCTTTGAACCTTGAGTCTGAAGTTCGTCGTCGTTTGGTTGTTGCCCCTGTGTTCCGCAACATTGCTATGCAAACCAACGTTATGACTATTCCAGTGAATCCAGAAGCAGGTACTGCCTCTTGGGTGCAAAATGCTGACTTCGGTGCCGCTCCTGCTACCTTGGGTGCAGCTGGTGCTTCTGCTGGTAACACTGCTACTCACGCTTTGAAAGAAGTGACTTTGAATGCATATAAACTCGCTACAAATGAGTATACTGCATACGAAGAAGAAGAAGATGCATTGTTGGCTTTGATGCCAATCATCCGTGATGGTATGATTCGTCGCGTTGCTCGTGGCGTTGACAAGGCTTTCTTGTTGGGTGCTGGTTCCGGTGCTGATCCTGTTAAAGGTCTGGCTAACTGGGCTACTAACACCACTGCTACAGGTAACACCGTTGCTGCTGGTATGACTGTTGCTAAGATGCGCGCATTGCGTCAAGGCTTGGGCGCTTGGGGTCTCGATCCCGCTGAAGTGATTTATATCGTTAATACCGATACATACTATCAGTTGCTCGAAGACACAGTGTTCCAGACAATGAACCAAGTTGGTACACAAGCTACATTGTTGACTGGTCAAATCGGTCAAATCGGTGGAAGCCCCGTGTTGGTCTCTGCAGAATTCGCTACTCCCGCTTCCGGTGCAGTTGGTGCTGTCTGCTTGAACCCAGGTAACTTCATTGTTGGTAACCAGCGCGGTCTGCGTATCGACACTCAAGAATTGGTTGAAACACAACGTCGTGTGATGGTGGCTAGCCTCCGTACCGGTATGACACGTGTTACTACTAACCTTGGTAACGCAGTTACAAAGCACACTTACACAGCTACCTAATCAGGTAATGTAAGTATTAACAAGACCCTCTAGAGGGTCTTGTTTTATAAAAGCATCACAAGTGCTTTTATAAAACAAGCGAGGTATTTATGGCAACAAATTTAGTAACAAAAGCAGAATACAAAGCTTACATGGGAATTACGAGTGGGAACTCTGATGCAGAAATTGATTTCTTAATACCCAAGGTTAGCGATTTAGTAAAAACATATTGCCGTCGTACCTTCATTGATTTTTACGACGAGGCCAAAATAGAAGTATTTGATGGTGGCTTTAAACAACTCATCTTAAAAGAAACACCCGTAGTTACAGTTAATTCGGTAGCTTATAGTGCTGATTATGGTAAGACCTATACTAATCTTACAAAATTTACTGACTATGTAGTCAGAGACGACTACATACTTAGTTTAAACCCAAATGGTTTTGCTGAGCAAATTAACGGATATAAAGTAACTTATTTTGCAGGATATGAAACAGTACCTAGTGATTTAAAATTAGCAGTATTAGATTTAGTAGAATACTATTCGCGTAATAATGGTGCCGTACACAGTACCCGCGATTTAAATCCTAATACAACGCAAATTAACTATGTATCGTCCAGCAACTTTCCAGCATCAATTAAGCGTGTGTTAGATCAATATATGGCGGATTTTACATAATGGCTTTTTATACAGCGGATTGGTTTAAAAAACTTGCGAGAGAAGATCACAAGTTTATTCAAGAGTATATCAGTAAAAAAGATAATGATATACGAAGCTATATTGATAGTACTTTACCATTTACCCTGTATTTAGACATTGGCAGCATTAGAAAAAATGTTTTGCAGCCAGAAGCAAAAGCTATCCAAGACTTAACGCAGCTGTTAGGTCTTCAAAATCCCGATAGTATTATCCAGGAACTAGATAAAGCCTATCAAAATACTATCAATGAATACATTGATAGCTCGCCTCAGATAACTTCCAAAGAGTTACAAGATACTTTGGAAAAGCTTAATGAGAGTATTCAGCTAGATAACGGCACTATTAAGAGTACCATTCAACAGCTATTTAAGAAAACAGTAGTTATAAAAGAGCTGTCAAAGCGTAACAAAACTGTTTTAATACTTTCACCAAAATTCAGAACAATACAAGATAAGTTCGGTAGTAGAGTAAAAGCAAACTTTAATTATTCGGCATTTTCAGATTTAATTGATGACAATCTTGGAAATAGTCCACGAAATATAGTTAAGGCATACTTAGATAAAAACTTTGGTGTACTACAGAACTTAGGCCACGTCGAAATAGATATCTTAAGTTCCAAAGAAGGTTCTTCAGAAGTAAAGCGAGGATTAGTTAGTCCACGACTTTTACAAGCGCTATTAGAATGGCCAAAAGATGCAAAAGTTGATAGACTAGTAAGAACTTTTAGTAAAGAAACTGGACAAGCGGAAACTCGTATTATTGTCCGAAAAAAGTTTAATAATACTAAATTAGTTTTAGAAATGCTTATTGAATCAGGAATGATGATAGGCTCGCTAGAATCTCAAGCAGAAAACTTAGCAAAATCTCCAAAAGAAGCTAAGTTTGGAATAGGTAAAGCACTAACCGCAAGGTTGAGGCAGAATAAGTCATTACTATTAGATTTAGTGACTTCAAAGAGTTTAAGGCAATACGTTCAAGAAAACCTTAAATCACATTTAACAACAGGAAAGTCGTCCGGTAATTATAATAGTAATACTACAATTGTAGAAAAAACTAAAATATCTCGATCACGGACTAAAGTACAGTTACCAACTACTAAAGAAGTAATTGCAAACGTACCGAAACTTTCAAAAACTAGTCAGTCAGTAAGTAGTCTTACTAACTTAGAAACACTACTTCGTGCAGGAATTGCTGAT